ATCCGGTGTTCAGGCTGTTCGCCCACGGTCCAGACGGGCCGGTCGGAGGCCGACGCTACACCGCAGACTTTCGATATCGCGAGGGCAACAAGGACGTGGTTGAGGACGTGAAATCCGAACCGACGAAGCGCACGGAGGCGTATCGCCTGCGCCGTTGGCTGTTTCTCGCAAATTATCCGCACATCGACTTTCGGGAGGTTTGAGCGTGACAGCTTCATATGAAGAATTTCTCGCGCACAAGTCGCGTATTGCACCACCTGTTGGGTTCGATCCGAGCGCATCTATGCCGGAAAACATCAAGCCGTTTCAGCGCGACATCGTGACATGGGCGTGCCGTCGTGGCCGCGCTGCGATCTTTGCTGGCACGGGCCTTGGAAAGACCATTCAGGAGCTTTCATGGGCTTCGCAGGTGGTCGATCATACTGGCGGACGCGTCCTGATCTTCACTCCGCTTGCCGTTGCAGAGCAGACCGTTGCTGAGGCCAAGAAGTTCGGCATCAAAGGCGTAGCATATGCGCCGGATCAGGCCAGCGCGACGACGCCGATTGTCGTCACCAACTATGACCGTCGCCAGCACTTCAATGTGTCTGACTTTGCCGGTGTAGTGCTGGACGAGAGCGGCATCATTAAGGACCACGACAGTCGCACCCGTCGCGACCTGACGGAAGCGTGCCGTGACGTGCCATACCTGCTGTGCGGGTCCGCTACCCCGGCACCAAACGACTGGACCGAGCTAGGCCAGCACGCGGAATTCTTGGGCGTGATGAGCGCCAAGGAAATGCTTGCCATGTTCTTCGTTCACGAGGGATCGGTGCGGGCCAATGCCGAGGAAGATTGGCGGTTGAAGCGCCATGCTGCCGCCGACTTTTGGCAGTGGGTTGCGTCATGGTCGGTGATGATCCGGCACCCGCGCGACCTTGGATACGACGAGCCTGGATATGACCTGCCGCCGCTGCACATGAAGCAGGTGACGGTGGAGGTCGATCTGTCTCCGTCCGGTGGGATGCTCTTTCCGATGCAGGCGAGCACGCTTCAAGAGCGGATCGCCGCGCGTCGGGAGAGCGTAGCAGAGCGCGTGCAAGCTGCTGCCGATATCGTTGCATCCGATCCAAATGAGCCGTGGCTGATTTGGTGCAATCTCAATGCCGAAGCTGACGCGTTGGTGAAGGCTATCGACGGGGCCGTGAACGTCCAAGGATCGGACGCGCCGCACATCAAGTCGAAGCGGCTGTTGGGCTTCACGAACGGCGACCCTCGAATTCTGGTCAGCAAGCCGTCCATCGCCGGTCGCGGCATGAACTGGCAGCACTGCAATCGGATGATTTTCGTCGGTCTGAATGACAGCTTTGAGCAGTTATTCCAAGCGGTGCGCCGCTGCTGGCGTTTTGGACAGAGCAAGCCCGTCACCGCATACCTGATCGCATCGGAGATGGAGGGCGCGGTGGTCGCCAATCTCCGATCAAAGGAAGCCAAATACGAAGCCATGGCCGAGGCGATGGTGGAGCACATGCGCGACCTTTCGACCAACGCCATACGTGGCGGTCGGGTCAGCGCATCCAGCAATCAAGCAAATCAAACGATGGAGGTTCCGTCATGGCTGACGGCAGCGTGAACGTGATTGACCAAGCTAGCGGCGACGATTGGAAGCTGTGGAATGGGGATTGTGTGGATGTGACGCGCGGTCTTCCTGACGGGTCGGTTCACTATACGATTTTCTCGCCGCCGTTTGAGAGCCTTTACACGTTCTCCGACGACCCGCGCGATATGTCGAATTGCGCGGACAGCGAGACGTTTTGGCAGCATTTTCGGTTTTTGATCGCTGAACTGTACCGCGCGACTATGCCGGGGCGGCTGTGCTCGATCCACTGTATGCAACTTCCCACGTCCAAACTGCGCGATGGTTTCATCGGCGTTCGCGATTTCCGGGGCGACATCATCCGGGGCTTCCAAAATGCCGGATGGATCTACCATTCCGAGGTCTGCATCCGCAAAGACCCGGTGACGGCGATGCAGCGCACTAAGGCGGTGGGTCTGCTGCATAAGCAAATCTGCAAAGACAGTGCGATGAGCCGCATGGCGCTTGCGGACTACGTGGTCACGATGCGGAAGCCGGGAGACAACCCCGAGCCCGTCTCTGGTCCGTTCGATGCTTATTACGGTGATGAGACGACGCCGGACGGCCCGCTGGTGACGGAGACGGGCGATCTGCGCACCACAAACATGCCGGGTGATGATTGGTATTCCGTCGCGGTCTGGCAGCGATATGCCGAGCCGGTCTGGATGGATATCAACCAGTCCGATGTCCTGAGCCACAAGGCCGCGCGAGACGAGGCGGACGAGCGCCATATCTCACCGCTGCAACTGACCGTGATCCGTCGTTGTGTGGACCTTTGGAGCAATCCCGGTGACGTGGTGTTTAGCCCGTTTGCAGGCATCGGGTCCGAACTGTACGTCGCTCTCAACATGGGCCGGAAGGCAATCGGCGCGGAATTGAAGCCGAGCTATTTTCGGCAGGCCGTTAAGAACGTTGGAGAAGCGCGCAAGAGCTTTGGCACGCTGTTTGAGGCGGCGGAATGAGCACAGGCCGGATGGATTGGTGCCGCTTGTGGCATGACGCGCCGGACGATCCGAAGTGGCGTCTGATAGCCCGCAAGGCCGGTGTGCGCGTTGGTGACGTGTGGGCCGTATGGACCCGGATGATGGTCCGTGCGTCCGCATCCAGCGAGCGCGGCATGATCTCCGGATGGGACGATGAGGTCGAAGCCGTCGCCCTGGATTTCGAGCCGGAAGACGTGACCGCGATCCGTGAGGCGATGCAGGGCCGCGTTCTTGATGGCGACAGACTCAGCGGATGGGACAAGCGCCAGCCGAAACGCGAGCGCGTTGACGACAGTCGCGACCGGGTTGCCGCGCACAGGCAACGCCAGAAGGCGCAGGAAACCGCCATTCATGACGATGTAACGCCATGTAACGCCAGCGACGACACGGAAACGCCTAGAGGAGAGGAGAGGAGAGAAGAGAAGAATATACCCCCATCCCCTATCGGGGATGTCCCCCCAAGGTCGAAAAATTCGCGTGGTTCAAGGTTGCCGGACGACTGGACGCCGGACGAGGCCGATAGCGCTTTCGCTGCCGAGCATGGCGTGGACGCGAACATCGAGGCGGAAAAGTTCAGGGACCACTGGCATTCCAAGGCGGGGCGCGGGGCTGTTTGGCTGGATTGGCACGCGAAGTGGCGGAGTTGGGTCCGCGACGCGAAGGAAATCAACACCAAGCGCAACGGCGCACCGAAACGAGATCCGACTGCCGGTCCTGTCCAGCGCAGAGTGCCGACAGAGGCGGAATACCGCACAGCCACGCGCAAGTGGAAGTCAGATGGACACTGGCCGCAATACCTCGGCCCGCGCCCTGACATGCAATCAACCCGAGTTCCGAAACACATTCGGCAGGAGTTTGGCCTATGAAAAACCGCCCATTTGCAACGCTTCGATCCGTGGTGGCTGAGGTCTACGGCGTCGAAGAGTCGAAGATTCTGAGCCGCAGCCGAGAGCAAGTGCATACCTACCCGAGACAGGTTCTCGCCTGTGCCGCTTGCGAATTTCTGCGGTGGTCCCAGTCGCGCATCGCTCGGGAGATGGGCCTTGAACGCTCGACTGTCGCGAAAGCACGCACTGTGACGCTGAAGCGGTTGCGGTCGGATGGAGCCACCAAGATCCGAGTGGAGCTTATCGGCAGGGAATACGCCCGCCGCATGATCATGGGAGAAGCAGCATGACCGAATGGTTTGAACCGCACATCGTGTCCGTGCAGTGGCATAAATCCATGCGCTGGGATGACTGGCCCGGTGCCGCCATGACGCTGAAGGAAGCGAAGACGGAGCACGCAGCAGGCCGCGTCATCATGTGCCAGAAGCGTGAGGAAGGCCGCACGTTCCAGCTTGCATGGATGCGCGACACCCCGGAGCGGATTGAGCCCCAAGGCATCATGCGACGGGGGAAGCAGCGATGAACGCCGCAGATCGCCAACTGACACCGTACCGCGACCAGATCGAAGAACTGCGCCGACAGGGCAAGACGTGGACGCAAATCGGGAAGGCCATCGGCAAGCGGGTGGAGACAGTCCGCGACTGGTGCGAGGGCTGGATGGACCCGGAGCTACTCAAAGACCTTCCACGCGGCTACCACGCTCAGCAGGCGGCACGCCAGGCCGCACGGACACGCGCTGACGAGCGTTTCGCGCAGGCTATGGGTGAACGCGCATTCGCCAGCCTGAAGGTCACGCCAGACCGCCGCCTGACCATGCAGGCACCATCCGGGTATGTGCCGAGGGAGGCGAATAGCTGATGGATGGCATAGACCTGAAGACGCGAGAAGCGACGCAATATGCGCTGTCAGAGTTGCGCGCCGCCAAACTACTTGCCGTCTCCATGCGGTCTTCGCAGGACGGCATGGTTGGCGAGGCCGGTGCGTCGATAATCGACTGCCTCAACAACGTAAGCAGCCTCATCAAAGGCTATCCGCACAACCCCGGAGATATTTGCTCTTTTTGCGGCCACATCGAGTCCGATCAGGAGGATAGCTGATGGCCCGCACCAAGAAATCCCACCGTCGCCCGCGCATCAAGCCTCCTTCAGTCCCCGAACGCTACGCCAGCGGCGACCGCAAGCCGACAGACACGGGACCGGCGTGTACGCCCGAAACCCTCGCACACCGGAGGCAAGCCATGCCGGACCTGGACGACAAGACGCTGATGACGAACCGCGCCGGTCTGCCGCTCGAAATGCTATTCGCGCAAAACCTCATCACCCGCGCACAGAGAGACGCAGGCGAGCGATACGGGAAGGTGGTGCATCGGTGGCGGCTCATCAAAGGCGTGAGGGATGGAACGCGCCAAGCCAAGCCGGGGGCGGGTAACGAGATCGACCCGGTAATCGCTGACCGCGTAACCCGCGAGTACATCGCCTGCCATCGCGCAATCGAAAGCCTGACGCCTATCGCACAAGCCGCCATCCAGACGGTGTGCGTGGACGAGGGGCCAAGCCGGATCATGGACAAGTCGATGCTGGGCGACCGGCTGCGGAAGGCGCTGAGGGAAGGGCTGAACCAGTTGTGTGGGGTGTTTCATATTAGGGAAGCGGCGTAAACGAAACGCTTGACCCCGCACCAACCCTTGATGTACCTTGGGGATGGTGAAATCAAACAATTGCGTCAAGCACAAGCCCTGCCGACATCGGCGCTTGACAAAAGACACAATAAATAGTATCAAAAGTCAGCCGGGAGTGCGTCATCCAGCACGTTGGGGCTAAGGCCTCACCCGGCGTCTCTCTTTACTTCCATCCAGCACAGTCCGAAAAGTTCAAGGAAGCCGCTCGCGAACTAGGCGTGGACGAGGATTCCGACCGCTTTGATGAGGTGATGCGGGAACTCGCCAAGAGGCCGCCAGCGCCACGCGAGAAGCCGAAATCAGACAAGAAGTGAGCCACCTCCGGGCGGCTCTTTTGTGTGGAGGACAGAATGCGTATCTGGATTCTGCATCATGTAGCGCGTGCTCTTGGCTTGTTTGTCAGGTGCGATGGCCGACCGCTTGGCCGACGCCCTAATTATTCCAGCAGCGTTTCAGAACATCCCTACTCGGAGGGATCAGGTTCCTGCGATGGTTCCCTGAAGCAGCTATGACAAGTTGAACGACTCTTCAACTTTGGGGCGGTGAGAGTCAAGGGAGGTGCTGGTTGGCATACGGGCACTTATCGTCCTGCGCTCTCCATAGCGGTCCAGCTAGGCTACCGATGCCGTGCGACTGCGGGGCGCTTAGAGACGACAGACGATCCGGGAGATGGTGGAGTCGTTGGGGTTGTACCCTGGCCGTGCGCCTGCAAAGCGCTCGCCTGTTGTGGATAGCTCGGTCAGTTTGGCTATATGAAAATCTCGCCAGTCCCGACCACTACCTCCGGACAGTTGCCAGCACGATAGGGTTAGGTCTCCGTCCGCGTCGTAACCGACAAGATGCGGCTCGACAGTCCGCAGGCGACCCTTGTGGCGAAACTGGATCACTTCGCGGTTCTCAATGGCCCGACAGATCAGGTCGTGAGACATGACGGAACGATATGGTGACGCTTGCGGCTGATCGATGGCTTAGACGTATCGCCATTCATGAAAGCCCACGAGCTAACCGACACCAAGCGCAACGCTGACAAGCTCGGCATTGACATACCGGAATGGTTCCGGACAACCGGCCTTAAGGGTGCGCTACTCCCTCAACGAAGCGTGGTCCGCCGGGTAGAGCCGGACGACACCGACGCTCACGTACCGTGGCACTGCGATGCAAACTTTGTCGGGTACGGCGGCACGGTCCACACGCTCTGGATACCGCTGGTCGATATTGACGACGCAACGCCCGGCCTGGAATTTGCCGAGCACAACCTGACGCGGGAACAGGTCGCATCGAAATGGCGACAGGTCGGAGCAGACGAGCGCCAGCGCATCGCACTCGATGATGACGGGCTGCACCGCCTGATAGGTTCATACAAGGTGATAGCGCCACGGCTGACAGTCGGACAGGCGCTGCTGTTTCACCAATTCGAGATCCACCGAACGCAAGTGATGGCAGACCATCCGACGCGCATCTCAATTGACATACGGTTTACCCCGCGAACACCCTGAAAAGGACTCGCACCATGACCAAAGCGCTGCAAGGCGCCGCCGCTAAGGGCCGAGGGCCTGGGCGACCAAAAGGCGCGCGCAATAAAATAACCCGGAATATTCAAGAGGCTATCACAACGGCGTTCGAAAACGCTGGTGGCGTGAAGTACCTCGAAACCGTGGCAAAAGACGATCCGCGTACGTTCTGCGCCCTGCTTGGCAAGGTTCTGCCGATGCAGGTGGACGCGAGCGTGAACGGGCGTCTGGTGGTTGTCATCGACGATCCGACAGTTGATGGACCAGCGGGTTAAGTTGCTAGGCGGCTGGAAGTGCCGTGATTATCAGAAGCCGGTTTGGAAATACCTGAAGGACGGAGGCAAGCGCGCTGTTGCCGTATGGCATAGGCGAGCGGGCAAGGACGAATTCTGTCTGCGCTGGGCAAGCGTCGCGGCATTCGAGCAGATCGGCAACTATTGGCACATGCTCCCGGAGGCCGCACAGGCGCGCAAGGCGATCTGGGACGCGGTAAACCCGCACACTGGCAAGAAGCGCATTGACGAGGCGTTCCCGCTTGAACTGCGGCGGACTACTCGCCAGCAAGAGATGATGATCGAGTTCGTCAACGGCAGCACATGGCAGCTTGTCGGGTCGGACAACTTCAACAGCCTGGTGGGCTCGACGCCGCGCGGTGTGGTGTTCTCGGAATGGGCGCTTGCCGATCCGAGGGCGTGGGCGTTCGTTCGTCCGATCCTGCTGGAAAACGGCGGATGGGCGCTGTTCAACTACACGCCGCGCGGCAACAACCACGGGCGCACGATCTTCGAAGCGGCACGGGATGACGATAGCTGGTTTGCTCAGCTTCTCCCGGCAGATCAGACGGGCGTCTTCACGACTGAGCAGCTTAAGGCCGAGGAAAAGGAATACATCCGCGAGTATGGCGGCGACCTGGGCCGGTCGCTGTTCCGGCAGGAGTATTTTTGTTCGTTCGACGCCGCCGTCCTGGGTGCGTACTACGCTCTAGAGATGGGCGAGGCGGACGCGGAAGGCCGGATAGCTGGTGTGCCGTATGAGAAGGGCCACCTAGTCCATACAGCGTGGGATTTGGGCTACAGCGACCACACAAGCATCTGGTTTTTTCAGATGGTCGGGCGCGAGATCCGGATGATCGACTTCTACACGTCCAGCGGTGTTGGCCTCGATCATTATGCGGGCGTGCTTCAGAGCAAGGGCTATCGGTACGGCACGCACCTGTTGCCGCATGACGTGGAGGTCAAAGACCTTGGCACGGGCCGCAGTCGTCGGGAGACGCTGGCAAGCCTTGGCCTGAACAACATCAAGGTTGTTCCGAACCAGCGCATCAACGAGGGCATCAACGCTGTGCGGTCGATCCTGTCCCGCTGCTGGTGGGACAAGACCAAGTGCGCACACGGTGTGTCGGCGCTGCGGGAATACCGATCCGCCTGGGATGAGAAGCTGAAGACGCTGAAGCCCGCGCCGCTTCACGATTGGGCCAGCCATCCGGCAGATGCGTTCCGGTATCTCGCCATGGGCCTGAACATGATCGAAAGCCAGAGCACGGCGTTTAAGCCGCTGACGTATCAGATTCCTGATGAGGTGTTCGTATGACGACGACAATCAATTTCACGGGGCTTCAGTTTCAGATCCGCGATGCTCGCCAGCGTGCGGACAGGGCGCAGGAAGCGGCAACGCGGGCGCTGAAGAAGCTTGACGAGGCGCTTGACCGTATCGAGCAGCTTGAAGCCAAGCGTGGCCCTGGTCGCCCGCGTAAGGACGAGGCGGCTTGATGTCGATGCGCAGCAGAAGGGAGCAACGCGAGAACTGCGGGCTATGTAGCTACGGAAATACGGCGTGCAGTTGCTCTCTTGCTCATTCCGGCAGCATTTTGGGTGGAACATCTCCGGATCGTCTTTCGAATCAGCCTTTGCCGGTCAGCATGTTTGATAAGCACGGACCTGCGCCCGAATCTGACCGTGAATGGGCAATATTCTGGCGTGCGCGAGCAGGGGTGGACGAATAATGCCATACGCCCGCGAAAAGCTTTCCGAAGATCAGATCGGAGAGCTTGAAGCCATTGCCAACGGTGAGCTTGTTAACGCGATCACCTATGCCCACGGCGATGTGGCGGACGAGCGGGCGGAAGCGTTCAAGTATTTCCTTGGTGAGCCCTACGGTAACGAGGTGCGGGGTCGGTCCTCCGTCGTAACGCGCGACGTGATGGAGACGGTTCTGTGGGCCATGCCGTCGCTTATGCGGATCTTCACCGCTGGCGATGACGTGGTGAAGTTCGACCCGCGCAATCAGGACGACAGCGAGGCGGCGGCGCAGGCCACGGAATACTGCAACTACGTGTTCTGGCAGCAGAACGACGGCTTTGAGACGCTCTACAGCATGTTTTTTGACGCGCTGTTGCAGAAGAACGGCGTTGTCAAGGTGTGGTGGGATGACCGCAAGGTTCCGGAGCGGCGTCGTCACAAGGGGCTGACGGCTGAGGAAGTCGCGGTCCTTCAGTCGAATGGCTGGAACGTGACCAAATCGGAGAAATACCCGGACCCGGAGCGCGTGCCTGCGGAGATGCAGGGCGAAATGGAAATGCTGATGGCGGCGCAGGCGGGCTTTCAAGTCCCGATGCTGTACGATGTCACCATTGAGCGCACGGACGACAAGAGCCAAGTTCGGATTGCAGCGGTTCCGCCCGAAGAGTTCCTGGTATCGCGCAACAGCCGCCGCATTTCCGAGGATGAGGGCGGTGTATTCCATCGTCGGCAGGTGTCGATTTCCGATCTTGTGGCGGAAGGCTATCGCCGCGAGGACGTGGAGAGCCTGTCCAGCGATGATGACGACCTGTCGTATGCGCCCGAGGCTCAGGTGCGGTACAGCAACCAGACCAGCGAGGGCCAGCCTGCAGACGGCGAGTGGGCCAATCGACAGGTATGGGTGACGGACTGCTACATCCTTGTGGATGTGGACGACGACGGCATCACGGAGCTTCGCAAGGTCACGCTGGCCGGTGGATCTGACGGGAACGGCACCATTCTGGAACACCCGGAGCATGGGGCCGCACCCGAGGTGCCTTGCATCCCGTTCTGTTCGGTAACGCCGACGCCTATCCCGCATCGGTGGGTCGGCATGTCGGTGGCGGACGCGGTGATGGATCTTCAGTTGATCCATTCGACGCTGCTGCGGCAGAGCCTCGATAGCCTGTATCTCGCCAACAACCCGCGCAACTTCGTGACGGGTGATGTCAACCTCGATGACCTGCTGACCAGTCGTCCGGGTGGCATCGTGCGCGGCGAGCAGGGCAGCGCGGTTGTGCCGCTGAATACCGAGTTCGTCGGAGCGCAGTCGTTCCCGATGATCGACTACATTGACCGCAAGCGCATGGCGCGAACGGGTGTGAATAAGTTCGGCGTTGGTCTGGATGCTAACAAGCTTCAGAACGAAAGCGCCACGGCGGCGATGCAGCAGGCCGAAGCGGCGAACGAGCGTATCGAGTTGATTGCCCGAATCTTCGCGGAGACGGGTGTGAAGCGGCTGTTCTGGCTGATCATGGAGAACGCCAGCCGCTACAGCCAACGCAAGACGATCATCCGCCTGCGGGACGACTATGTGTCGGTCAACCCGCGTGAGTGGAAGGACAAGTTCGATATGTCCGCCCGCGTGGGCCTGGGCACGGGCAACAAAGACCGGCAGATGCAGTCGCTTCAGATGGTGACGCAGCTTATGGGCGGGTTCCGGGGCGATCCGGAGTTCGGTCGCATGATCGCGGCTGAGAACGTCTACAACCTGATGGAAGACGTTATTGAGGCCGCTGGTCTGAAGAAGATCGAGCGGTACATGACGGACCCGCGCAAGCTTCCGCCGCCGCAACCGGCTGGTCCGCCGCCTGAGATGATGAAGGCACAGGCCGAGCTTCAGATGAAGCAGCAGGAGAGCCAGGCCAAGCTTCAGCAGGCGCAGGCAGAAGCCGAAATGCGGGCACAGACGGACCAGCGTAAGGCCGAGTTGGAAGCCGAGATTGCCCGGTTCAAGGCTGAGATGGACGCACAGCAGCAGCGTGAGAACGCGGAACTGCAGGCGGCTGTTGATCGTGAGATTGCGTCGAACAAGTTGGCGCTAGAACGCGACCGGATGAACCTCGAACACAAGTACCGGATGCAGGAACTTGCCGCCGAAGCCGAGTTGGAAGCCGCGAAGATGCGGGCCGGTTCGCGTGACGGACAAGGAGATATCGATGTCAGTGATTGATCCGAGCATGACCATCGGCGGCTTCCCGCTCTATCCCATGGCGGGAACTGTTGACCCGTCTCTGCCGATCTATCGCCCCGAGTATGGCGGCGGCGGGCTTCTCAGCGGTGGACGGGATTTTCAGGACGT